TGTTCCCAACCTTTTCCATGTTCAATATGCCAAACATGATATCCTTCAGTAGGCAAAGTTTTTTGAATTTTTAACTGTGTATAGTGAAAATTATCTACACTATAAGTATCTTTAGCTCCTATATTTTTTTCATAGTGTTTAAAAGCTACATCAAAATTAAAAATTAATGATTTTAATGGTGTCCACCAAAAATCTAAAGTTTCTTCAGTTGCAAAAAATTGTTTATCTTGTTTTTGTAAAATTGAAGAATCTTCTGTACCTATTCTATTAATTGTATTGTTAAATTTATTTTGATCTTCATATAATTTAATAGCCTTATTACATTCTTCTTTAGTAATATAGTTATCATACACACCAATAAAGTTAGTGATATCTACAGTTCTTTCTTTCATCTTAATTTATACCTCCTATTATAGTTTTTTTATTTTTTTGCGAAATCCAAATGTATTATCATTTTGTATTATGTTAAATACTAAACTATATCTATTTTTTTCTCCCTCATACGTATCAAAACCATGTACTATTTCAGGGGGAAAGATATAATAATCTCCTGGTTCCGGAGTTATTTTTAAATTGAGTTCAGGTAATATTAAATCACATCCTTTTGTTAAATATAATATACCATGAAAACAAGGATGACTATGATAATTTAAACTATCTCCAGATTTTATTTCATTACCCCAAGCATTAATAACAATGTTTTTTTCTAAAAAATATTGAAATAAATTAGAATGAGTTATTTGATGTTTATTTATTACATAAGTTATAAATTCATTAAACTGAGGTTTATCTAAAAAATAATTCCAATCAGTCATCCCTCCCTTTACATTAGTGTAATTATCCATTTCTGAATTTAAATTGTTTTTTATATCTAAAATAAAGCTGTGAATTTTTTCAGGATAAGAATAATGGCCAAATATTATATTTACATGTCTAGGATAAGTAATGTTTAAACTATTTCTAGTTTCGTTTAATTTATTGTTTTTATCTATTAGAGTTATCATTATCTTGAATTATCAATAGCATCATATGCATGTTGTTTATTAGGTCCGTTTTGATTTACATAATGTAAAAATACTTGAGCCATACCTTCTCCTTTATATACTCCAGGTCTTCCATGTATTTGATCACATCCTGCATATAAAAGTGCATCACCTTCTTCTAATTCAAAAGATTTATCTTCTATAATTAAAGGCCAGTTATCATATTTTTTTATACAACTAGTTATACTTATTTCACACGCTGGTCTGTCTAAATGTTTTTTTAATGTTCCACCAAATACATAATATCTCCAATAAGCATATGTAGGAAATAATTTTAAATTAGATTCTTTTTCAACAATAGATAATTTTGTATTTAATAAGGCATTCATTAAAGGATCATTATACCAAGCAGGAGAAAATGATTGATTATCAATCTTACAGTTTTGATTTTTATCTATCTCATTATAACAATATTTTTGATAAACTTTTAATTCATCCTTACTAAAAAAATTTTTTATTACTTTATAATCTACTGCAGCCATGCAACTATACTATACCTTGTTCCTTTCGTAATAGGTTTAATACTATGTGGATATAGAAAATTACTTGGAAAAAACACAATAGATCCTTTATTAAGTTTTAATCTTTTCACTTCTTTTTCTTTTTGATCTGTAAAAATTAAATCACCACCCTCATAGTCATTATTTAAATTCATAATAATACTCAAATGTCTAGGACTGTTTGTGTAATGATCGGTATGTATTTCGTATTTACCACCTGGTGAATATTTTAATAAATCTATTTGATTTATTTTATAACTCATCATGAGAGGAAACTTTATTTTATAGTAACTATACAATCTTTCTATCTCTTGTTTTATATAATTCCAATAAAATATATTAGTAGGAGTTTCAAGATTTAATGAATATCCTTTTACATTTCTAATGTCTTTATTTATTCCTGAATTAACTTTGAGATTAGTTTTAGATTTTAATTTTATTAAGGGTATTATTTTTTTAATAAATTCAGGGTTAATTATGTTTTTAATTTCAACAATTGCTTCTAAATGGTCCATAATTATGATACTTTCATTCTCTATAAAACTAATATATAAGCTACTATATGCTACAAAAATTAAATTTCAAGCCTGGTTTCAATAAACAAGACACAGAATCTGGTGCCGAGGGGCAATGGACAGACGGTGATTTTGTTAGATTCAGATATGGACTACCTGAAAAAATAGGAGGTTGGAGTCAATTAACAGCTGGGTCTTTAACTTTACCAGGTGCAGCTAGAAAACAGCATGCTTTCACTTCTTTCGCTGGTGAAAAATATACAGCTATAGGAACATCACAAGGTTTATTTTTATATTATGGCAATGATTTTTTTGATATTACACCCTTAGATACAGCTATTACAGGATGCACTATAACAACTGTTAATAGTTCAAATACTGTAACTATAAATAAAGGATCTCACGGTTTAGCTAAAGGAAGATACGTAACTTTATCTAGTGTAACGGTTACAGGTGCATCTGATTTTACAGCAGCTGAATTACAACAAGTTTATGAAATATTAACTGTCCCTGATGTAGACAAGTTTACAATACAAGCTTCTAGAAATGAGGGAGGCACAGGTATGACTGCAGCCGGTGCTGCAACTGTTAATCCTTATGTTGAAGTGGGTCCTACTTTTCAAACTGCAGGTTATGGTTGGGGAACTTACTTATGGAACGATAGTACCTGGGGAACTGAAAGAACAGTAAGTAACGTGATTCTGGATCCAGGCAACTGGAGTCTTGATAACTTTGGTGAAGTCTTAGTTGCAACTGTATTTAACGGTAAAACTTTTACTTGGGACGCTGGAGCTGCAACACCTAGAGGTAACAGAGCTTCCCAGTCAACAACTAATTTTAACACGACAAACAATCCTACAGCCACTAGAATTTCTATTGTATCAGATAGAGACAGACATTTATTTCACATGGGAACTGAAACAACTATAGGTAATACTGCAACACAAGATCCTATGTTTGTAAGATTTTCTAATCAAGAAGATTTAAATACGTATGCACCAACAGCAACTAATACAGCAGGTACTTTTAGATTAGATACTGGTAATGAAATTAGAGCAGCTATACAAGGTAAAGATTATATTTTTGTAGCAACTGATCTTGCAGCTTATGTAATTCAATTTGTTGGTCCGCCATTTACTTTTTCTGTTAGACAAGTTGGTACTAACTGTGGATGTATTGGTCAGCATGCTATGTCTTATGCAAATGGTGCTGTGTGGTGGATGTCAGCCGAAGGTGGTTTTTTTGTTTATGATGGTACAGTTAAATCATTACCATCACTTGTAGAAGATTTTGTATTTAGCACAGACGGAGATAACTTAGGTATTAATTTAAATTCAAGAGATGTTATTTATTCTTCTCCCAATTCTTTATATACAGAAATAAATTGGTTCTATCCAAAATCAGGATCTGATCAAGTTGATAGATGTGTAACTTATAATTACTCAGAAAATGTTTGGACCACTTCATCTTTAGCTAGAACTACATATCAGGATCAAGGGGTATTTAATGCTCCTTATGCAACAGAATATACTGATACAGCTACACCTGTATTTCCAGATATATTAGGTATTACAAATTTATATGGAGCTAGTATCTACTATGCTCATGAAGTAGGAACCGATCAAGTCAACAGTACAGGCACAACTTCTATTGATGCTTTTATTAGATCTGGAGATTGGGATATTACTTCACGTAAGAGCGCCTTGGGTCAGGCAACAGGGGTTGCTGATTATAGAGGTGATGGAGAATTTTTTATGTCAGTCAAAAGATTTATACCTGATTTTAAATACCAGACAGGTAATGCTCAAGTAACTTTATTTGTAAGTAGTTATCCAGATGATGTAGCAGTTAGCTCACCTCTTGGACCCTTTACAATAACATCTTCCACTGATAAGGTAGATACAAGAGCTAGAGGCAGATTAGTTTCTGTCCAGATAGCTAACACAGCAGTAGGTGAGTCATGGAGATATGGCACACTTAGATTAGATGCACAACCGGACGGAAGAAGATAATGCCACCATATGGAATAGATACTTTACTAAATAGAAACTTTGATTCTCAAGGTTTTTTTGAATCACCAGTAGAATCTATTTATGATCCTGCATTTGGTACTCTAAACTATCAAACAGCTTATGGCCCTGCTCCTTACACAGGAAATATACCTTTAACATCTTATCGTGTTCAACCAGGAATTGAATATTTAAGTGATGTAGATGGAAGATTTAAAAATTTAGGTTTTCAGGGAGATTCAGAGTTACCTTCTTTTGGTGGTTCAGGTAATCCTAGATTTAATCAATTTGGAAAAGATATAGACTTTATTAATGCGCCTCAAGATATTTACCCTGAAGCAGTTCCACCAGATTTTATTAATGCGCCTCAAGATATTTATCCACGTAATTTAACTTCAACAAGAGGTTTACCAACTTTAGATTTACAAAACTTACCTGCAAATATGGGCGTAGCTAATGAAGACGATGTTGAACAAGTAGATTCATTAACAGGTGAAAAAAAGTCAAATGGTATAGTAGATTTATTTAAAGCACTAATTGGTTTTGCAGTACCTGGAGCTAGTTTCTTTTTAAACAAAGGACAGGGTGCACTGGATGGAATTAAAAGTTTAAATCAAAAAATACGTAATACAGATTTTGCTAAGTCTTCAAGTTTAGCTGATTACTTTGATGCTAGAAGTTATGGTGGCAGAGATGCAAGAGATAGAGCATCGCAAAAAACAATGAGAGAAGCTAGAGCTATTCAAAAACAAGTTGATATGAGACCGTCATCTATTCAAACTAATCAAGATAGAGGAAGAGGAGATAGACCTGGTGGAGCTAACTATTCAGCTCCTTCTAAACCTTCTAGAGCAAGCAGCTATAGAGATTCATCATCATTTGGAAGGAGTTTCCATGGCTAAAATAACTAATTACATACCTGAACCAAAAGAAGAATATGATGTAGATAATCAAAGACAGATTATGGAATCTTTAAATACAATGAAACAACAACTTAATTTTTCTTTTCAAGAAGATTTAAAAAACGAACTAGATACTTTTAATTACTTTTTATCATGAGTATACAATATAAAAATGCATCTAAGATATTAGACGGAACAGCTATGACAACTGTTTTGACTATATCAACATCGGCTGTGGCTATTATAAAATCTGTATATGTATCCAATAACAGCACAGGAGCTGTATTAGTTAATTGTGATCTAAGAGATTCATCTGCTAGTACAGATGTAGAATTTTTTAGAAAGGATATACCTGCTACAAGTACAGTCAATGCCACAGAACAGGG